CAGAGGACTCCGGTCTTCCTCCTCCCCGAGACATCGATGGGGGCTCTGCGCCAAAGCCAAAAAAGCCAAAGGCATATGCCAAGGGTGGCGTGACTCGTGCCGATGGCTGTGTGACCAAGGGCCACACTAAAGGCAAGATGGTCAAGATGACCATGGGCGGCAGGACCTGCTGATATGTTGGCCAGCCGTGGGATGGGGGCCATCTCCCCCTCCAAAATGCCCAAAGGCAAGCGTAAAGCTCGCCGGGATGACACCGACTTTACGCAGTACGCTGAAGGCGGCAAGGTCAACGCGGCTGGCAATTACACCAAGCCCGAGCTGCGCAAGCGGATCGTGAGCCAAATCAAGGCTGCTGCAACGCAAGGAACCGGCGCTGGGCAATGGAGCGCGAGAAAAGCCCAGCTCGTGGCCAAGAAGTACAAGGCCGCTGGCGGCGGGTACAGGGACTGACATGAAAGCGCCCCAGCAATCCCTCAAAGACTGGGGCGACCAGAAGTGGCGCACCAAGAGCGGAAAGCCGTCGTCAAAAACAGGTGAGCGCTATTTGCCGGAGAAGGCGATAAAATCGCTCAGCCCCGCAGAGTATGCGGCCACCACAAAAGCCAAGCGTGCTGGTAAGGCGGCGGGCAAACAGTTTGTGGCCCAGCCCAAGACCATCGCCAAAAAGACAGCGAGCTTCCGATGACCACATCAGGCACCACAGCGTTCAACATGGACCTTACCGAATTGGTCGAGGAGGCGTATGAGCGCGTAGGTTCTGAGTTGAGGACGGGTTATGACTTGCGCACGGCCCGCAGGTCGCTGGATTTAATGTTTGCCAACTGGGCGAACCGTGGCATCAACATGTGGACTTTTGAGCAGGGCTCCATCAATCTGGTGCCCGGTCAAGGCACATACGATCTTCCTGCAGACACGGTAGACCTCTTGGAGCATGTGATCCGCACCGGGGCTGGCAACGCATCCACGCAGGCAGACCTGACCATTACCCGGATCAGCGTCTCTACCTACGCAACAATTCCCAACAAGCTGCAGCAAGCCCGACCCATTCAGGTTTGGATTGAGCGTCTTGAAACGCCTCGCATCAATGTCTGGCCCATCCCCGACAACTCGCAGCCCTACGTGTTCGTGTACTGGCGCATGCGTCGTTTAGACGATGCTGGCACAGGTGTAAACACCATGGACGTGCCATTCCGTTTTTATGAGGCCATGGTAGCCGGACTGGCTTATCACCTCGCCTTAAAGGTTCCCGATGGCTTGAACCGCCTTCAGGTGCTCAAGGCTCAGTACGACGAAGCATGGGATTTGGCCTCGACCGAAGACCGCGAGAAGGCTGCAGTCAGGTTTGTTCCTCGTGCGACACGCATTGGAAACGGTGGCTACTGATGTCCAACCGGTTTGCAGCAGGCCACAAAGCGATTGCCATGTGCGACCGCTGTGGTCAGCAATTCAAGCTTAAGCAGCTCAAGACGGAAATCATCAAGCAGCGCAAGTACGAGTTGCTGGTGTGCCCGGAGTGTTGGGACCCTGATCAGCCTCAGTTGATGCTTGGCACCTTCCCTGTGGATGACCCGCAGGCGCTGAGAAACCCACGCAGGGACACCACCTACGTGACATCTGGCCTGAATGACGACGGCAACCTGTCTGGCGGCTCTCGGGACATTCAGTGGGGATGGAACCCGGTGGGCGGATCAAGGTCGTTTGATACGCTTCTCACACCCAACACATTGGCGTTGACTGTGCTTATCGGCACGGTGACAATATCGGTATCGTAAAGGAGTCTGACATGGACGCGAAAAAAGCAGTGGGCAAACACGAGGCAAACATGCACCCGGGCATGAAGCCAACCAAGCTGGCCAAGGGCGGCAAGACCAATCTGCAGATGAAGCAGCTTGGACGCGGCATGGCCAAGGTCATGAACCAGCGTACATCGTCTGCACCCAAGGGGAAATGACATGGCCAAATTCAGTCAAAAGATGATGGGCAAAGAGGTTGGCCAAGCCAGCGTCTACGCCAAGCCGCACACCATGGACGGCAAGTCTGTAAAGGCCTCCACCAACCCCGGCAAAGAGCCGAATCACAGCCGCGTGGACACGGTAAACATGAGTGTGGGCGCGTTCAGCAACAAGCCTGATGGCATGGGCACCAAGACCAGCGGCATCAAAATCCGTGGTACTGGCTGCGCCACAAAAGGCACGATGGCCCGAGGCCCGATGGCATAAAGCATGAACTACGCCGAGCTGAAGATCAACATTGCTGACATCTGTGAAAACGAGTTCACAGAGGAGCAGTACGCCATGTTCACGCAGCAGGCGGAACAGAAAATCTACAACACGGTGCAGTTGGCCAACTTGCGCAAGAACGTCACTGGCACGTTGACTGCGAACAACAAGTATCTGGCTGCTCCGAATGATTTTCTGTCGGTGTACTCGTTGGCCATCTACCCGGCTGCAGGCGGGAACTACGAGTTCTTGCTGGACAAGGATGTGAACTTCATCCGTCAGGCGTACCCCAATCCGGCTACCACCGGCAAGCCCAAGCACTACGCCATCTTCGGCCCTCAGTCGAACGACGTGAATGAGCTGACGTTCATCTTGGGGCCAACTCCAGACGCCACGTATGCGGCTGAGCTGCATTACTACTACATGCCGGAATCAATTGTGACCGCAGGTGAGACGTGGCTGGGCGAAAACTTCGATTCCGCTTTGCTCAACGGCGCACTGGTTGAGGCCATCCGCTTCATGAAGGGCGAGGCCGACATGGTGAAGCTGTACCAAGACATGTACATGCAAGCGATTGCTCTGCTTAAGAACTTGGGTGACGGCAAACAACGCACCGACACATACCGTGACGGTCAGACAAGGATCAAAGTGTCATGACAATCGCGCAAACCGCAACCACATCGTTCAAGGTGGAGCTGCCGCAGGGCATCCACAACTTTGGACCCACATCGCCCGACACGTTCAAGATCGCGCTGTACACCGCTGCCGCCAATCTGGACGGCTCCACTGCTGTTTACACGACATCGGGCGAAGTCGTTGGTACGGGTTACGTGGCTGGCGGCAACACACTGGTCATTACGACCACACCTGTGGCTGCAAACAACAGCGCCAACGTGCCCACGGCCTACTTCAGCTTTGCCAACACCTCTTGGACAAGCTCAACCTTCACAGCCCGGGGCGCGTTGATCTACAACAGCACAGAGGGCAACAAGTCCGTGGCTGTTCTCGACTTCGGCGCTGACAAGACCGTGAGCAACGACACCTTCCAAATCATCTTCCCAACTGCCGACGCCAACAGTGCGATTGTGCGAATCTCATAAGGACACATCATGGAACACAGCAAAGCAGCCGACAGCGTTACAGCAGGCCTGATCACAAACCGTGTAGGCGGTGAGCGCGTTGGCGCGGGCGGTGTGTTCACCGTTACCTGCGTGGGCGCAGACGGCAAAGAGAAGTGGTCTGACACCTTCCACAACCTCGTGGTCAACCAAGGCCTGCAGGACATGAACAGCAAGTACTTCGCTGCTGCTGGCTACACGGCTGCTTGGTTCCTTGGCTTGGTCCAAGGCCCCGGCTCCGGCACAACCTTTGCCGCTGCTGACACACTGGCTTCTCACGCAGGCTGGACAGAGTTGGTCCCCGGCACCGCCTACACCGGCAACCGCAAAGCAGTGACATTCGGCACGGCCACCACGGCGGACCCATCGGTGATCTCCAACTCCGCCAGCCCCAGCTCGTTTGCTATGTTGGTGAACGGCACCGTGGTTGCAGGCGCATTGCTGGCCAGCGTGAACAGCGGCACATCCGGCATCTTGTTTTCGGCTGGCGACTTCACGGGCGGCGACAAGACTGTGGACAACGGCGACACGCTGAACGTGACCTACTCCTTCTCGCTCGACGCAGCCTAATAGGACGTGCGGTGTTTGGCGATGTCACTTTTGCCCAAGCACCCTTCGCCTCTTTAGGCGGGAACACGTTCGCCGTCTCCGCAACTGAAGCGGCCACGGCCACTGAAGCTACCGCAGTTCCAAGCCTCGTTCGGGGCGGCATCATGGCGGAGGCCTCTGCAGTCCAAGACTCTTTTGTCAGCCAAGCCGTCATGCGACCAACGCAGGAAGAATTTGCCTCCGCAGCAAACACTCAGTCGGTGATTGCAAACATGTTGGCCAGCGCTTTGGAGCAGGCCGGGGCTACAGCAACCCAGACGGCCATCGGCACATTCTTGGCTTCCCGAGCGGAAAGCGCTTCAGCCGCAGATGCACAGACGGCTGTGGGCACTTTCTTGGCATCGCAGGCCGAGACAGCGACTGGCGACGACGACATGACCCGAGGCCTGCTGGTTTCTGTGGCAATTGCAGAGAGCGCCACGGGCACGGCCACCCAAGTGGCTCAGGTGACCTTCACGGGCACCGTGGCCGAAGCCGTCAGCGCCCTGAGCACTCTGGGTGTCATCAAGACTGCCAACGTGTACCCCACAGGTGTGCAGCTCACAATCAGCATTGGCGGAGCACTGGTCTGGGCGGTAATTGACGACAGCCAGACCCCGAACTGGCAAAATATCACCAATACCCAAGGTAGCGGTTGGACTGAGGTCAACGACGCTCAGACCCCCGGCTGGACGCAACTACCATCGTAAGGATTAAAAATGGCATTGGTACTCAAAGATCGCGTCAAGGAAACGACCACAACCACGGGCACTGGCACGGTTACGTTGGCTGGCGCAGCCGCAGGGTTCCAATCCTTTGTGGTCATTGGTGACGGCAACCAGACCTTCTACGCCATCGTGGACGCAACATCTGGCGATTGGGAAGTTGGCGTCGGAGCCTACACAGCCTCCGGCACAACCCTGTCTCGCGCAACCGTGGTGTCGTCCAGCAACGCTGGCTCTCTAGTGAACTTTGGCGCTGGCTCCAAAGACGTGTTTGTCACATACCCATCATCGCGTGCGGTGTATCTGGACGCCGCAGGCTCTGCCGTTTCGGTGCTGGACATCGGGACTCTGGGCACCAGCACTGCCAACATCACCACCGCCAACATTACAGCAGGCACGGTATCGACCACGCCCACAAGCGCAAACGATTTGGTCAACAAGACCTATGTGGACACGCTGGCGGCTTCGGGCATTCACTTCCACCAGCCAGTGCGGGTGGAATCACCGATCAACCTGAACGCAACCTACAACAACGGCACAGCCGGTGTGGGCGCAACCCTGACCAACGCTGGTACTCAGGCTGCTTTGGTGATTGACGGCGTGACCGTCAGCGTGGCGGATCGCGTGCTGGTTTACCAGCAGACCACGCAAACTCAGAACGGTATCTACGTCGTAAGCGATGTGGGCTCGGGATCGACCAACTGGATTTTGACTCGCTCCAGTGATGCGGACACCTACGTCATCAACAGTGCTGCAGGCTTGAGCGAAGGCTCTACTGTTTTTGTGCAGCAGGGCGCAACCGGCGCGGGCGAGACATACACCTGCAACACGACTGGCGTCATCACGTTTGGCACAACCAACATCACGTTTGCCCAGATCAGCTCGGCGCAGATTTACAGCGCAGGCACGGGCCTGACCCTCTCCGGCACACAATTCAGCATCACCAATACTGGCACTGCGGGCACATACGGCTCAGCATCCAATGTGCCGGTGATCATCACGAACGCGCAGGGGCAGGTCACAGGCGTCACCCCCACGGCCATCGCCATCTCGGGCGCAGCGGTGTCGGGCAACATTTCTGGCCAAGCTGGCTCGGTGGCCAACGCCCTGACAGCGGGCACGTTCCTGACTTCTGGCGGCACGTTTGATGGCTCCGCAGCTCGCACCTTTGCCGTGGATGCCACGGACGCCAACACCGCCTCCAAAGTCGTGGCCCGGGACGCCTCGGGCAACTTCAGCGCAGGGACCATCACGGCCACACTGAGCGGTGCGGCAACGAGCGCAACCACAGCGACCAACCTTGCAGGCGGCGCGGCCAACCGGATCGCGTACCAGACCAGCGCGGGCATCTCAAATTTCATCACAGCCCCAACAGCCTCCAACCAAGTCCTGAACTGGAACGGCTCTGCGTTCACATGGAGCGCGGGCACGATCTCGGGGGTGGCCTTGGGGTCAAACCTGAACACCCTGACGTTCGGCACCTTCCTGACGGGCACGAGCTACAACGGCTCCAGCGCAGTCACGATTGCCACAAACGCCACAAACGCCAACACTGCCTCGACCATCGTGGCACGAGATGCCTCCGGCAACTTCAGCGCTGGCACGATCACCGCTGCTTTGAGCGGTAACGCCACCACATCCAGCTCCACCTCCGGCAACGCGGCCACGGCCACGGCGCTTCAGACAGCCCGCACGATCAACGGCACAAGCTTCAACGGCACCGCAAACATCACAATTACTGCGGCAGCAAACGGTGGTACGGCTACAAACCTATCTGGTGGCACGGTATCGGCGACAACGGGTTCGTTTAGTGGTGCGGTCACAGCATCATCGGTATACACCCGATCAGCCGCAGGGCAGGGTTGGTTAAGCGGTAACTACTCCAGCGTTGAAACATCCGCAACATCAGGGGCAATTTACAGTATTGGCGGTGCATACGTCCCCACTGCAACAACGCTTGGCAACATGTATGGCATCGGTTACACAATTGGCTCGGTAACCGGGCAATCCGGCGTTCCTGCGGATTGGGGTATGTATGTCGCTGCTGGCGGCGTATCCCGTATTTTCCTTTGTGGTGGTGATGGCACCATTAGAGCAACCGGAGCCATCACAGCCAGCAACATCACCGCTGCGGGTAACGTCACGGGTAATGCCGCCACAGCCACAACTCTGGCAAGCGGCCAAAGCAACTGGAGCGGCACCGGGGTTCTTGGTAACGTGGTTGGTTTGATGGCGTGGAAGAACTACGCCAACGGGCACGTTATTTTTGACGCATCTGCCAGCACATCCCCAAGCGGCGGAGCGGTAAACAACACCAACGCAGCAGTTGCATGGTCATCCACGTACCCAACACTGATGGGGTGGAACGGCTCCTCAACCTACGGGGTGCGTGTGGATTCTGCTCGTACTTCAGACAACACAACGGGTTCTTCCGCTTCGTGTACGGGCAACGCGGCAACCGCAACAAGAGCCACCCGGTCAAACGGCTTTTTCTATATTGATGACAACTACGGTTTAAGCACTGTAGGCCTATACGCCAGTACCATTTTCCAAGGTTGGTTCGCCATGGGGGATGCTTACAAGACAACGGCTGGCGGCGCAATAAGTAACTTGTATGGGGTAACTTGGTCGTACCCGAGTGCTGGGGGTATTGCGGGCAACTTGGACAGCCACGGCCTGATCGTCGCCATCAACGGCGGTTTTGGCTCTTGCCTTTCGTACAACGTCAAGGCTTCCGGTAACGTCACGGCGTATTCGGATGAGCGCCTCAAGAAAAACTGGGAGCCGCTGTGCAATAACTTTGTCGAAAAGCTGGCCAAGGTAAAAGTTGGTACGTATGAACGAACCGACTTGCCGATGGTGCAAGTTGGCGTATCGGCCCAATCGCTTGAAGAGGTGCTGCCGGAGGCGGTGTCCACAGCAACGGACGACATGAAAACAAAGTCCGTGTCGTATGGAAATGCCGCGCTGGCTTCAGCCGTTATGCTGGCACAAGAAGTTGTTGAGCTGAAGCAGATGATGAAACAATTGCAGGCTGAGCTTGCTGAACTGAAACGAGGTGCATGATGGCTTTGATCCGAGACTTTGAAATTGCTGGAACCGGGCTTGTTATACCCGGCGCGTATCACGTCATCACGCAACTTGACGTTGAGAAACGAATGGCTGACCGCACGCTGCCTCAGCCGAACGGGCGCGTGTACCAAGGCGATTTGGTAGATGCTGACATGGAGTGGACGGCGGGCTATTACGGACGCATGGTCATCTGCGTCTGGAAGGATGCAGCCTCTCGTGCGGCCAACAAAAACATGCTGGGCGTCATCAATGCCGAGTACAAAGTACCAGCTATTTTTAGGCTGGACACGGCGTCTTCAGACAGTTATCTCACGCAGGCATATGCGTTCTTGAAGACCGTGGAATACTACGCTGGCGCAGCCGAAGCCTAAAGGATAATCATGTCAAGCACCTTCTCCAACCTAAAGTTTGAGCTGATCGGCAACGGTGAGCAGTCAGGCACTTGGGGCACCACGACCAACTCCAATATTGGCACCGCCATCGAGCAGGCCATGGTGGGCATGGCCACTCTGGACTCCGGCGACTTCACAGCCAACGTCTGCACGCTGACGCTCTCCAACACCACGGCGGCGCAGGATGCCCGGGCACTGTGCTTGAATATCGCCTCCGGCGCGGTGTCTGCTGCGGGCACCATCAACGTCCCGGCCATCGAGAAGCCATACCTGATCATCAACGGCTCCAGCTACGCTGTGACGGTCAAGGTCTCTGGCCAGACTGGCGTGGCAGTCCCTGCAGGCACACGCACGGTGGTGTACAACAACGGCACGGATGTCGGGGCGCAGGTCAATTGGCTTGGCTCTCTGACTTTGGGCGCAGCGTTGCCGATTGCTTCGGGCGGTACAGGCTCCACGTCCACCACCTTTGTGAACTTGGCCACCAACGTCACCGGCACACTTCCTGTGGCCAACGGCGGGTCGGGCGCAACAACTGCGGCAACGGCCCGGACCAACTTCGGCGCAACCACGCTGGGCGGCAACCTCTTCACGATCAGCAACCCAAGCGCAGTGACGTTCCCCCGCTTCAACGCGGACAACACCGTCTCTTCTCTGAACGCTGCGGACTTCCGTACAGCCATCGGCGCGGGCACCGGAGGGGGCTCGGTGACCTCGGTCGCAGGTACAGGCACCGTCAACGGTATCACCCTGACAGGCTCGGTGACGAGTTCAGGCAGTTTGACCCTCGGCGGAACGCTAAGTGGGGTGAGTTTGACCACACAGGTGTCTGGCATTTTGCCTACAGCCAACGGGGGCACGGGCAACGCCAACGGCACAGTCACCAAACTCCAGACAACCAACTTCACAATCGTGGAGGAAAGCGGTAAGCTCGTGATCAAGTACGGCAGCACTGTAATTGCCTCGTTCAGCAGCGCAGGCGCTCTGATCTCCGCAGACAACATCACCGCCTACGGCACCCCATAAGGAGCAAGCATGGTAATGCCATCAAGCGGCCCCCTGAACATGGGGGGCACATCAAGCCCAGTCAGTGTTGCTCAAGAACTTGGCCTGAGCCTGACCGCGACCATTTCGATGAACCAAGCCAACGTGCGAACCCTCGCAGGCGTCGGCGGCAGCGGTACGACATGGAGCATGAGTTCTCTGTACGGAAAAGCAAACGCTTTGAATGTTGAGTACTTGGTCGTAGCGGGGGGCGGCGGCGGTAGAGGGGCTTTAAGCGGCTCATACCTAGAGGCGACTGGCGGAGGGGGCGCGGGGGGATACCGGGCTTCAAGCGCAGCTCTTGCCAAAGGCACTTCTTTTACTGTAACTGTTGGCGCAGGGGGCAGTATTGGGGGCAATGGTTCAAACTCATTCTTCCAAGTAACTTCAACTGGCGGAAGTGGGACCACAGGATCAGGAGGGTCTGGGTCTGGGGGTACTGCCTACGATATTGGAACTTACGCAGCTTCTGCCGGAACATCTGGACAAGGCAATTCTGGGGGCGCACCTGCAATTACCGGAGGTAACGTCAACGCAGCAGGTGGGGGCGGCGGGGCGGGTGCCGCAGGTGCTGCAGGTGTAATTACATGTTCTCTTTTGTTGCCCGGAGCTGGTGGAAATGGTTCTACTTGGCTTAATGGCGTTACCTACGCTGGCGGCGGCGGTGGTGGCGGATCCGAAAACTTCGTATTTGGGTATCAGTCAGCACCTGCGGCTGCTGGAGGCTCAGGTGGTGGCGGTTATAACGGGTACAGTTATTTTATTTATGACTACTGTTTCTGTGTCCCAGTAAACGTCACACGCACTGCTCAAGCGGGAGCAGCAAATACAGGCGGAGGTGGAGGCGGCGGCGGAGTTTATTACAGCTCAGCCTACATGGCAGCAGGCGGTTCAGGCGTTGTGATTATTCGTTACCCGGGAAGTCAGGTTGCTACTGGCGGGACCGTAACTTCTGCTGGTGGTTACACTTATCACACGTTTACCTCCTCTGGCACATTTACAACGTAAAAACCATGGCACACTTTGCACAACTCGATGAATTCAACATCGTCCAGCAAGTGCTGGTAATTGACCGGGCCGAGATCGACACCGGAAATTGGGGCGATCCGTCTAAATGGGTTCAGACCAGCTACAACACGCGTGGCGGCATCTACTACACCCCAAATACCGATACGCCAGACCCAGATCAATCCAAAGCCCTGCACAAAAATTACGCAGGGATTGGTTTTGCATGGGATGGTGTTGGGTTTATCCCACCAAAACCGGAATACCCATCGTGGGTGTTGAACAGTTTTTCGTATTTATGGGAGGCTCCCGTGCCAATGCCAACGCCGCACAACCCACCATACTATGTGTGGGACGAAGCAATAGTTTCGTGGGTTTTGGCTGATCCGCAACCCGGACCGCTGATGCTTGATGTTAATAGCCCCGGAAGTGCGCCAGATGTTATTGGTTAAACCGCTTGAGAACCTTGGCTCCATCCGTGGAGCTATGTACGACTTTGAGAAGGCTGGAGACATCCTTCCAAAGCACAACCACACCGAAGACAATGTGCATATCACCATTGTGGCGCGTGGCAAGATCAAGGCGTATTCCCATGACTGGGAGCTGGAGGCGGTGGCCGGACAGATTCTGGATTTCCGTCCCGGAGAGCCACATGAGATTCTGGCTTTGGAAGACAACACGCGCATCTTCAACATCGTCAAAAACCCTGATTTAAACGCGCCCATCGGGCCGATGGACTATCAACAGGAGCAACCATGAAACTACTCGCCCTCGCCGTTTGCGCCGTGGCCCTGACCGGCTGCGCGACCAACTCTGAATACGCTGCCTATGCTGATGCCCACAAAGCGCAAGCAGCAGCCCAAACAGCACGTTTCCAAGCCCTTGCTGACATTGCTCGACAGGGTGACACCACGGCCAAGGTCGCGGCGGTAATGAGCTTGCAAATGGGTGGTGGTCAGCAGAACACGCAGATCGCTGCTCCCAAGTCATGGGCTGACTACGCCATGCAGTGGACAGGTCTGTTGTTGCCAACCATCGGGCAGGTGTACACAATCAACAAGCAGACCACGCTGGGCATGCGCCAGTCTGACAATTCAACGGCTCTGGGTATCAGCACCAACGCAGCGTTCGTGGGCATCGCCTCGCAGATTCAAGCGCCAGCAGCTAACGTGACAACGATTGGCGGCAATGGTGTAATCGGCGCAGGTTCTTACTCGATTGGAGCAAACAGTGGGTCAAACTCTGGCAACAGTGGTCGCCTTGCTGGTGGCGGCATTACTGACAATACGGCTACTCCAACTGTGGTGACCAGCACCAACACCACGACCAACACCATCACACCCGCAGTGGTGCCATGAAAGACTGGGCCGTAGCATTCTGTGCAGCGGCCCTTCTGATTGGGCTAGTGGTTTGGTGCGCCCGCGTTTTAATCTGGAGTTTGAATGGCGGATTCTGGCGATAAAGCCCTCGGCGTGCTGGACAAGGTGCTGGCCTATGTCGATTCACCCTTTAAGCTGGTCGCCATCCTCGTCATGGGTCTGGTTGCGTTTGCCGGG